CCAGTATACATGAGGGCTACTACTAACTCCGGAGGTAGAGGCCATCACTGGGTTAAGAAAATGTTTATTGATCCTGCTGCCCCTAACAAATCTTTTGAGGCAACAGACATTGACACAGGGGAAGTGTTACGTTTTCCTGCAGGACATGAAAAAGCAGGTAAGTATTTATTTAAACGTAAATTTATACCTGCTAGATTAAAAGACAATCCATATCTATCAAAGCAAGGTGACTACGAAGCCATGCTACTGTCACTACCAGAACAACAACGTAGGCAGTTACTAGATGGGGATTGGGATATTAAGGAAGGTGCAGCCTTCACAGAATTTGATAGGAACTTACATGTCGTTGAACCTTTTCGTATCCCTAGTAACTGGGTCAAGTTTAGAGCTTGTGATTATGGTTATGGGTCTTATAGTGCCGTACTTTGGTTTGCTGTCGCACCAAACGAACAAATAGTAGTATACAGAGAATTATACGTAAGTAAGGTATTAGCTACAGATTTAGCTGACATGGTGCTTGAACTAGAAGTAGAAGACGGAAATATAAAGTATGGTGTTTTGGATTCTAGTTTGTGGCATAAGCGTGGTGATACTGGTCCTTCACTGGCAGAACAAATGATACAGAAGGGATGCCGTTGGCGACCTTCAGACAGATCGAAAGGCTCACGTGTATCGGGTAAAAATGAAGTACACAGACGTTTACAGGTAGATGAGTTTACAGAACAACCAAGAATGGTATTTTTTGAAAACTGTATAAATACAATATCGCAATTACCTGCTTTACCTATAGATAAAAAAAATCCAGAAGATGTGGACACAACGTCAGAAGATCACTTGTATGATGCTTTAAGATACGGTATAATGTCAAGACCAAGGTTTAGTGTATTTGATTACGACCCATACAATAGTTCTTCATCTGGTATGAGAGTTGCAGATAATGTGTTTGGTTATTAAGGAAAAGTAAATGGCAGAAGAAAACGAAACGTTTATAGAAGATGATTCAATTGTCTTAGACGATATTTCAGAAGATGCATCGGAAGATTCGCAAACAGAAAATATCATTCCATTTATTATGGAACGTTACAATCGTGCAGAAGATTATCGAAGACAAGATGAAGAACGTTGGCTAAGATCATACCGCAACTACCGTGGTATATACGGACCAGAAGTTCAGTTTACTGAAGCTGAAAAGTCTCGTGTATTTATTAAGGTAACTAAAACTAAAACTCTTGCAGCCTATGGTCAGATTGTAGATGTACTTTTTGCAAACAATAAATTTCCTCTCACAATTGATCCTACAGAATTACCAGAAGGTGTAGTTGCAGACGTTAACTTTGATCCACAGGAACCAGAACAACTACGTTCAAATGGTATGGATGAAACAGTTAGTCCATATGGATTCTCAGGTGATGGACGTGAGATACCTGCAGGTGCAACAGCCAAAACACTTGCAGATAGTTTAGGTCCAATGCAAGATAAGTTTGAAGGTATAAGTAATTTAAAACAGGGTGTGGGTAAAACACCTACTGCTATTACATTTAGTCCTGCAATGGTTGCAGCTAAAAACATGCAGAAAAAAATACATGACCAATTAGAAGAGTCAAATGCATCTAAGCACTTACGTAGCACTGCATTTGAAATGGCTTTGTTTGGTACAGGGATTATGAAAGGTCCATTTGCTGTAGATAAAGAGTATCCTAATTGGAATGATGAGGGAGAATATGACCCTAGTTTTAAAACAGTTCCCCAAGTAAACCATGTATCTGTGTGGAACTTTTATCCTGACCCAGATGCAAACAACATGGATGAAGCTCAGTACGTAATTGAACGACATAAACTGTCACGTTCTCAGATGCGTAACTTAAAGAAGCGTCCTTACTTTCGTTCTCAGGTAATTGATGAAGCTATCAAACTAGGTGAGAACTATGACAAAGAATACTGGGAAGATGATTTATCTGACTATGCACCAGAGCATGGTGTAGAACGTTATGAAGTTCTTGAGTACTGGGGTATGGTAGATACTGAAACTCTTGAAGAACAAGGCGTAGATATTCCAGAAGAACTACTAGCTATGGATGAGTTACAGGCAAACGTTTGGATTTGTAATGGTAAACTTATTCGTATGGTTCTCAATCCATTTAAACCTGCTACCATTCCTTATGTAGCATCACCATATGAACTTAACCCATACTCATTCTTTGGTGTTGGTATTGCTGAAAACATGGATGATACTCAAACATTGATGAATGGTTTTATGCGTATGGCTGTAGACAACGCAGTTATGTCAGGGAACTTGTTAATCGAAGTCGATGAAACTAACTTAGTTCCGGGCCAAGACTTGTCAGTATACCCCGGTAAGGTATTTAGGAGACAGGGTGGTGCTCCGGGGCAAGCTATCTTCGGAACAAAGTTTCCAAACGTTTCTGGTGAAAACATGCAGCTATTTGACAAGGCTCGTGTTCTTGCAGATGAGTCAACAGGATTTCCATCTTTTGCACATGGACAGACAGGTGTGCAGGGTGTAGGACGTACAGCTAGTGGTATAAGTATGCTTATGGGTGCTGCTAGTGGTGCAATTAAGAATGTTATTAAAAACGTAGACGATTATTTACTGCGTCCACTTGGTGAGCGTCTATATCGTTTTAATATGCAATTTGATTTTGACCCAAACATTCGTGGTGATCTTGAAGTAAAAGCACGAGGAACAGAATCACTTATGGCTAACGAAGTACGTAGCCAACGTTTAATGCAGTTTATGCAGATTGCAAGTAATCCAACGCTTGCACCTTTCGCAAAATTCCAGTATATTATTAGGGAAATTGCTAAGTCGTTAGAACTTGACCCAGACAAAGTTACTAACAATATGAACGAAGCAGCAATACAAGCAGAGCTAATGAAACAGTTTCAACAACCTGCCCCACCTGAAGGAGCACCTGCAGGAGCAGATGCAGCAGACCCAACAGGAGCAGGTGGTGGTAACATAGGAACTGGCATGGCTCCGCAACCTAACGAACAAGGATTTAGTGGAAATGATCAAGGACAAGGAGCACCTGAACAAGCTCAAGGCGTTGGTGAGCAACCAACAGCAGTGGGGCCAGTTCAGTAATTATATAGATTTTTTAATAGACCAACAGCATCGTATTATGGAACAAACAGATAATTCGATTGCAATGCACAGGGCGCAAGGTTCTGTGTATACATTAAGAAGATTAAAACTTTTACGTGATGAAATACTAAAACAGGATTAACATGGGTTTATTAAGCAAAGTACTTGCAACAGGAGCAAAAGGAGCACAAGCATCTAATATTGCTCGTTCTGTTTCTAAAAGCAAAATGAACCCTCTATTAAAACGAAGGGGTGAAGAACTACGTAAAAAGATAGAAGAAGAAAACACGGGTCTTCCAGAAGATACAACTGTAGGCAAAATGTATTCTCCTCTTGTGTCTACTGTAGAACAAATGAATATAGGGGCAGGGGGAACTAAAGGCGAAAACATAGAGGCATTTTTACGTAAACGTGCTCCAAATGTTACAGAAGCAGAAAAACAATTTTATGAACTGGGGTTTGAACCTACAAAAAAATATACACGTGAAGAAGTTCTTGATACATTAAACAATGTAAATAAAGAATATACAATACGTAAAAGAACTACATATGATGACGGTGACTCAACACAACAGTTTGAGACTATGCAACGTCAACCGATAGCTGCAAAAAAAGAACGATACGAAGAAATTATGGTTGATGCTGATAGAGGCAGTATTCCATTAGGAGATGAAAAAGCACATTTTAATCCTGACACTGTAGTTCATACACGTTTATCTGTAATAAGATCATATGATGACCCAGACTATAAGGCAGTATTAGTAGAAGAAATACAAAGTGACCTACATCACATTGCTAATATGTCAGACAAAGCAGTACAACAAGCTGTAAGCGGTAGTAGACATACTCCTTTTAGTGGTTTTTATGAAGAAATAAATCCTTTTTTAGAAGCAAATGATCCAAATAGAATACGGATGCCAGCTTATGAATGGCATGAATATAATGTAGATAGTATGGCATCCGAGTATGACTTAGTAATATCAAACAAAAAAGCTTTCCATTCAGTAATTGAAGCATACGATAAGTTAGAAAAATTAGAAACCTCAACACGTATTCAAGGTGCGCTAGATAGTGGAAGAAGACAAATAAGAGAAGAGCTTCGATTAAAACTAAAAGACAATGGGATTGAAGTAGATGCACGTGATCCTCATAGTCTAATAAAAAAAGCGTATAGATATATTTTAGAATTAAACGAAGATGTAGAAGAATTTGTAGACTTTGATTCTTGGGGTGGTGCAGAAGACGGCCCAGTAAATTTTTTTGAAAGTCAATTAGATACGTTTATTCCTGAAGTAATGGAAGAATATAATGAAATAGTAATGACTAACATTAAAAGAAATAAAGGTGTTGTCAGTGATGGTGTTGATCCAAGAAAACCTGCGCCAGTACAATCTAAAACAGAAGTAATGCGAAAAGGAATACTTGCTAACATTGCTTACGCAAAAGAAAATGGTATTAATAAAATACTTATACCTAGTCCTGAAGAAATTGCAAAACAAAGGGTTGGCACATTTAGAGAAGTTGCCCATACATTAAAAGATCAAAAACTTGCAGAAAAGTATTTTGAATTGCAAGGAAAAGGACTTGAGGGAAAAGCAGATGAGTTAGCACTAGAGTATTTTACAAAAGTATTTAAACCTTTATACGGTAATGCAGTACAAAAAGTATTACGTAGTTTAGCACAAGAAACAAAAGGTGCTATTAAAGTAGGCAAAAAAGAAATGCCTTACAGAAATGTACTAGAAAATAAAGAAGAAATGAAAACTCTTATAGAAATAGATATTACGGATTTTGAGTTTGATCCTAAGAACGATGCTTTGAGATTTAACAAAGGTGGATTAGTAGCATGATGAATAGACCCAACTTAATGTACAAACAAGGTGGCCTTAATGATGAAGGTGGCGAAATAGATGAAGTCTCAGGTAACGAAGTTCCTGTAGGTGGAACTAAAGAAGGTGTGCGTGATGACATTGATGTTAACATGAGCGCAGGTGAGTTTGTTTCAGATGAAGCTACAACACGTTATCATGGACTAAAAACATTTTTAGGTATGCGTGATGAGGCCATGATGGGTATGCAAAAAATGGAAGCAATGGGTTTGATGGGTAACTCAGATGAGGCAACATTACCTTCGGATATGCCGTTTGGTATGGGCGATCTTATGGTTGTGCAGATAGATAAAGATGGGCAAGAAAAAGAATTAAACATGCAAGAAGGTGGTTTAGTAAACACACAAGAAGCATTGTCTTTACCATCAACTACTGGTAGTACGGTTTCTCTTGAAGGTCAACAACAAGATGTACCCATGCAAGATACAATTGGTCCTGTAACATTTGACGAAGTAATGACAGATGCAAAAATGGAATTTAAAGAGTATCGTAATGCTGAAGGTCAAAGCCTTATGGTTCCGTTTATTGGTGGCGTAGCTCTTTATCCAATTCCAGAAGGCTTTGAACTATACACAGGTGAAGATGGTGGTGATCCAGAAGTACCAGAACTTCCCGATCCTGCTGCAGCAATTAGACCTTCTAGTGGTGATGATGATGGTAGTAATGATGCTGCATTAACAGCATATCGTTCAACTAAAAAAGATACAACTATTAACTGGGAAACATTATCTGATGATGAATTTATCATTGAAGCAAACAGACGTAATGGCTTTGGTCGTAATCTAGCTATGGGTGTAGCTTCACTTATTAGTCCTCTTGCTGCAGTAGGTATGGCAGGACTTATGAAAGTAGAAGACAATAAAGTTCTTGCTTTGGCAAGATCAAGATTAGCTGCACTACCACAAGGTTCTGCACAACGAGCACAATACGAAAAGATGATAGAATCCTACGAAGCTCGTGGTAAAGGTTTGTTTGGTAGTATAATTGGTAAGATTGTAGATACTGTAGGTGGTATATTTGGTTCTACAGATGAGCAGAAAGTAAAGGCTCAGAACGCAAACTTAGTTGCTAACAGTGGTACAATTGTAGGAAAATATAGTGTTAATGGTCAAATAACAGAAGCAGGTATTGAAGCACTTAATGGTGGTATTGTAGAGGGTGTCACTGCTGCTGAATATCAGAAAGCTCAACAAGATTTAAATTCACAAGACCCAGA